TCCTGGACGTGCTGGCGGTGGAACTGCGGACCCCGGCCTATAATCAGAAATTTTCCATTGAGGTCAAGCGGGCGCTGGTGGAGGGAACCCTGGCATTTTACGCACACATGGGAACCCCGGCGGCGTGTAACCGGATCATAGAAATCATTTTCGGGGCCGGTTACATAGAGGAGTGGTACGACTACGACGGGGATCCGCACCATTTTCGCGCCTGTGTAGGGCAGAACGGCGGGCAGATCAACCCGGAGGACCTGGAGGAGTTCCGGCGGGTACTGGGGAGCGTCAAGCGCCTGTCCAGCTGGCTGGACGGCGTGATCACTCTTTCCACATTTGAGGCGGAGATCCTAAACTTTATCAGCAGAATGGGGCGCGGGTATATGTCCACGCCCCTGCCGGAAATCAAAAAGGAATATCCGCTGACAGCAGAAATTCAAATGGGCGGCGCTTTTGATTCTTTCACCGCCACCACATTGCCGGAGGCGGGGACGGAATACGGCATGAACGCCAACGCATACGCCGCTGGCATTTTCGGAACAATCACCGCCACCGCTATGCCGGCGGCAGGGTAAAAGGAGGAAACCATGTTTTACGGTTTTGTAATTACAGAGGCCGGAAACCGCCTGCTGGCCAAAATGGTGGCGGGGCAAACGCTGGAATTGTCCGGCGTGATCATGGAAAAGGGAACGGCGGCCAGCGCGGACGCGGCCAGAAAACTGACTGCCCCCATTGATCCGGGGCCTGCCGGAACCAGCACCGTGCCCACGGTAAAGGACAGCACGGCCACCATGACGGTGGAATACCGCAGCGACTTAAACGGTGGCCTTGCCGTGGGTTTCTGGATCGGCGGCTTTGCCATCTATGCCAGGGACCCGGACACGCGGGAAAATGTCATGGTCTACTATGGCTCCCTGGGCGACGCAAAGCAGTATGTCAGCGCATACACCCAGGGCATGGCCCCGGACGTGCGCCGCTATCAGGTGTCCATAACTGTGACCGCAGGCGTGGAGGTTTCGTTGGGCTATCCGGCAGAGGCGTGGATGACTGCCCAGGACGTGGCGGAATATTGTACCGCTGCCGTCATGCCGCAAATTTACGGACAAATTGCTGGGGAAATCCTGACCGGGCGGGTTTATTCGCCGCTGGCAGACAGGGCCGGGGAGGAGATCGTAACCAGGGACGGCGCCGGAATATCCGTATATAGGAAGGAACCCGAAAACCGCCAGAAATGCAGCTGCGGAGCAGAAACCGCCCTGCTGTTCCAACTGGTCAACGATATTCGGGCGGACTACACCCGCCGCCTCCAGGCGCTTACCAATGCCATCATGTCCGGCAGTCTGGCCACACCGCTGGCGGGGAGAAATGGGGCGGTCATTACAACCAGGGACAGCGCGGAAATTTCCGCTGTCAAAATACTTTAACGGGAGGAAAAGACAATGAGTTTGAAAACAAACGAATTGCAGAAAATCACTGGTCTGCAGGGGACGGACACGATCCTGGTGGACACAGACGCAAAGGGGACGGGGCGGGCGCCGCTTGACGCGGCAACCGAGTTTTTCAAGGAAACCTTTCTGGCCGGCGGGGTCCCCTATGGCAAGGAACTGACCGACAGCTGGGCAAACCTGCGGGCGCGTATTCTGGCCGGTGACATGGCCGGGATCCATATCGGTGACTATAAGACCATCACCCTGACTACCGGCGAGGTGGTGATCATGGAGGTGGCCGGAATTGACCACTATTACAAGTGCGGCTATCCCACCATGATCGGCCATCATGTTGACTTTATTTCCCGTGACTGTCTGGCGGGTACGAAGGTGTTCAACGACACCGCCACCAACAACGGAACCGCAGCCGAACCCAATCCGTGGCGGGCCTCCAAGCTGTTCCATACCTTGAACGATGAAACGGTAGGCGTATACGCGGCCCTGCCTGCTGACCTGAAACCCTGCATTGTGGAAAAAATCGCCCTGTTGGAGCATCGTTTTTCTGCGGCTGGGGCGTTGGAAAGCGATACCGGCTGGGACTGGAACACCATGGGCAAGCTGTGGGTGCCCACCGAGGTGGAGGTATTCAGTAACACGTTCTGGTCTGACGGTGACGCGGGATGGACCGGCGGCGGTGGCTGCAACCTTCAGTACCCTATTTTCTACGGCGGGGCAAAGCACATCATCAAGGGCGCGGGCAACGGTGGTGGCCGCTGCCCCTGGTGGGAGGCGTCCGCGCAACGTCAGTCCGCCACTGACGTGTGCGTTGTCAGCGGCTACGGCAACGCCAGCTACGGCGTGGCCACGCACGGCGGCATTTACGCGCCCCTGTGCTTCCGTATCGGTTAATCAGGGCCATCCCGCCCCCATGTGGGGCGGGATGGAGAGAACGGAAAGAAGGGCAGGTAAATGAGCGTACTAAAAAATAAACGCAGCGAGAGCCAACTGGAATTTTACCACACGGCCACGCTGATCCGGGCGGAATTGACCCGGTTTGTAATGAATGAAAAAATCGTGCCAAAGCGGTGGCGGCCTGTGTTCACGTTTCCCATGGTGGAGAAGATTATAAAATTGATCGACTACATTACGGCGGCAAATACCATATATCCGCAAAATTTACGGGAGGCGGAAAGACGGCGCGACTATCAGACACAGGCCATTATAACCGCGGAGCAAATTCTCCAGCTTTTGCAGTACATACTCACAACCCTGCCAGTCAACCCCGATAAATTCCAGCCGGTAACGGAACTGCTGATCAAAGAGGGATCCCTGCTGCGAGGCTGGAGGAAATCAGACAATAAATTCATAGCAAAATTCAAGGATCAAACACCTTGATTTTTGTATTGGTTATGCGCTGATAAACCGTCGTCGTGGTGGCCGCTGCAACTGGTGGGAGGCGTCCGCGCAACGTCAGTCCGCCACTAACGTGTGCATTGTCAACAACAACGGCAACGCCAACAACAACGTGGCCACGAACGGCGGCATTTACGCGCCCCTGTGATTCCAATACAGCCCGTTTCCTGCGGGCTGGGCCAGACCGAGTAAACGCCAGAAATGGCGGTGAAAGCCGTGCCTGATTTTCAAAAATCAATTTTTATTTGGAAGGAGCGCATAACCATCCCGCAAGGGTAAATTTGGGCCTTGATATGATCGGGCGGACGCTTTTGTGCATGGCTGGCGTGTCTGTGTGTATCACGCCAGTTTCATGCCCGGTATCATTACGCGGCTATTTCGGAAAGACACACCCACCGCGCCGGGAGTGGCGAACCGACGGGGCGGGCCTGCCGTACAAGGACCCACAAGACCTAAAGGAGAAATTCGCATGACTTCACTGGAGCGGCGGCGGGAGGCCAGATACAAGAGGCGGAAAGCTGCCAGAGAGGAAAAGAAATGGAAACGATACGCAGAAAATGACCGGCTGGAAAACATAGCCCGGTATAAATCGCTATACCGGGGCAACCAGAAATCTATGCGGAATGTCAGCTGGAAAACCAGCGTCCAGAGGTATCAAATGAACCTGCTGCGGAACATGGAGGAAACGAACCAAAAGCTGGAGGCTGGGGAGAACATCACAAAGGGCTTTGTGGAGTTCGACACCATAGAGCGCGGGAAACTGCGGCATATTCGCAGCGTCCACTATTCGGAAAGGGTGGTACAACGGAGCACCTGCGACAGTGCCCTGGTGCCCATGCTGGGCCGTGGCCTGATTTATGATAATGGTGCCTGCCTGGAGGGCAAGGGCGTGGACCGGAGCATGGACCGCCTGACCGCGCACCTGCAGCAGTTTTACAGGGCTAACGGTTTCAGTAATGACGGCTGGGCAGTGGTATTCGATTTTTCGGGATATTTTGACAATATCCTGCACCGGGAATGTTTCAACGTCTATTCAAAAGCATTTCGGGACCACCGGATCCTGCGGCTTTTGAAAGATTTTGTAATTCCCTTTGGCTATCCGACAGCAACAACGAACTGGCAAAGGGTAAAACGGCAGGACGCGGAACAGTACACCGGGAAAAGCCTGGGGCTAGGCAGTCAAATTTCACAGATCACGGCGGTGAGTTATCCCAATAGCCTGGATCATTTCATTAAGCAGGTTTTGCGTGTGCGCTGGTATGCCAGATATATGGACGACGGCTATATGTTATTTCGGACAAAGAAAGAGGCAAAGGAGGCGGTGGGGCTTGTAATTTCATTTTGCGAACCCCTGGGCATTTCAGTCAATCAGAGGAAAACCAGGATCGTCCCAATCCGGCATGGTTTCAAATTTCTGAAAGCAAAGCACCGGCTGACAGAAACGGGAAAGGTTGAGCGGAGAATGTGCCGGGAGAGTATCACAAGACAACGGCGGCGGTTAAAAAAGTTTGCCGCAAAAGTGGCAGCTGGAGAAATGACCGCAGAGGGCGCGGCGGCAGCATACGGGTCATGGAAGGGCTACGCCCTGCACCGGGGTGGCAGAAAAGCCGTCCAGAGCATGGACAAGCTATTCCGTGAACTGTTTGGGGCGGCGGCGCCAAGGTGCAAACTACAATAATTTTTGGAGGCAGCGAAAATGGAAAATCAGAACATGAGGATCAACCGTGAGCAGATGATCGCCAAGGTGATCAATACCAGGTACAGCGTGGACGACCAGATCGCGATTCTGCGCCAGAAAGACACCAAGCCGGAGGAATACCAGGCATTTTTCGACTTTGCGGAGCAGGTCAAGAAGGACGTGACGGCGGAATATGACGCCATGGCCAGCGGTGGCGGCGGTGAATAATGCGGGGTTGATCATGAGCCTGTGCGCCATCATTGACCAGCAAAATGTGATTATACAGGCCCAGGCCATGGAACTGGCCCAGCATGACGCACTGACCCGCGCAGAGGAGATTAACACCCTGCGGCAAAAATACGCGGAGGCCATCGGCGGCACCGCTGAAAAATTGGAGGTGTGAAGGTATGAACGCGGAGGAAATGGCGGTCCGGCTGGTGGAAGTAGACGCCAGGGCCAAAAGCAATACGCACAGACTTGACGAACTGGAGGATCGGCTTGACGCACTGAATAAGCTGGCCACCGCAATGGAGGTCATGGCTAAAAAAATGGAATACCAGGCGGAAACCATTAAGCGGATTGAGGACGATGTGAACAGTGTCGGGAAAAAGGTGGACGCCATCGAAAAGAAACCGGGCAAGCGGTGGGACGGCATGGTGGAAAAGCTGTTTTACGGCGCGCTGGGGGTGCTGGCCGCCGCCCTGGGCGCTGGGCTGATCCACCTGCTGACGGCAGCGGCATGACCAAAACTGTGGTGGTGGCCGCACTGGCCATGGCCGCAGGGACCGCCATGGGTTTCCTGCTGTGCCGGGTCCTGGTGCCGCGCCTGTACCGTCCCCGCCGCCTCCAACCGGAGGTTGGCGGGGACAAGGGGAAAATGGGCGTCATGGACAAGGTGCTGATCCTGGAGGCGGTGATCCTGGTGGCCTACACGGTGGCCGCGCTGGCCGTGTTCTGGCACACGGGAAACGAACCGGCGACCCTGACCGCCTGCGTGTTCGGCGTCTGCGGCCTGGAAAACGGCGTCATGGGCTGGATCAAGACCAACAAGGACAAGGCGGCGGAGGCCGCCAAAACAAGCGGGAGCGGCTACCAGGCCGCGCCCATGGACCCGCCCACCGAGCGGGAGGAACCCCCGGACGTGGGCCTGTAAGGGAGGCAACATACAAATGACAGAGAACCAACTGCGCCAGAAAGTGGCGGACACCATCAACGCATGGGTGGGGGCCACCGTAGGCAGCGCCAAACACATGGACATTTTGGAGGTTTACAACAATTACCGCCCCCTGGCGCGGGGGTACAAGGTCCAGGTGAAAGACGCCTATTGTGCCACCACGGTGAGCGCGGCCTATATCCGGGCCGGGATCGCCAAGTACACCGGGACCGAGTGCGGCGTGGAGAAATACACCATTGTGGCAAAAAAGCTGGGCATTTGGGTGGAGAACGACGCCCACACGCCCAAGATCGGGGACGCCTGCGTGTATGACTGGCAGGACAACGGCGCGGGCGATTGCACCGGAGCCGGGGACCACATCGGGATCGTGACAAAGGTTTCCACCGGGTCCTTTGTGGTGACAGAGGGCAACATGAGCGGCGGAAAGGTGGGCAAGCGGACAATGGCCATAAATGGCCGGTATATTCGCGGGTTTATCTGCCCGGACTTTGCGGAGATCGCCAGGAAAATGGGCGGGACCACCGCCGGAACCACGCAGGGAACCACGGGGGCCTCCAGCGCGGCCCAGGGCACCGCCCACACCGTTGTGGCGGGTGATACCCTGGGAAAGATCGCGGTCCGGTATGGCACCACTGTGGACGCCCTGGCGGCCATCAACGGGATCAAAAACAAGAACCTGATCCATGTGGGGCAGGTGATCTATTTGACCGAGGCGGCGGCGGCTGTGGGCAAGCTGGCCCGGCTGGGCGTGATCAACTCCCCGGACTACTGGCAGCAGGCCGCCGCGTCCGGCAAGGTCAAGTATTTGGACCGCCTGCTGGTCAAGGCGGCGGAGAAGATCACCAAGGCCGGGCCGCGCTCCAGCACCGTGCCCAACGCCGTGGGCGCCCTGGTGGCCGCTGGCGTGATCGACACGCCGGACTATTGGCTGGCCAATTACAGCACATTCCCCAGCCTGGACGCGCTGCTGTGCGCCCTGGGCGGGGCTGTGAAATAATCATTTAGGGAGGACATAACCATGGAAACCATTCTGCAGTACATTCCCGCCGTTCTTTCCGCCGTCCTGCTGGCGGTGCTGATCCTTATGGTGATCACCAACATCATTGTGGAGGTGGTCAAGAAACTGACCTGGGACAAGGTGCCCACCAACCTGCTGGCCTTTATCGTGGCCATGGCCGTGACCCTGCTGGCGTTTTTCGCCGTGTGCCGGATCATGGCCGTCCCCATTGTCTGGTACATGGTGGCCGCCGCCATCTGCCTGGGCTTTTTCGTGGCCTTTGCGGCCATGTTTGGGTGGGATAAATTCCGGCAAATGCTGGAGCAGATCACCCGCCTGGAGAGCCGGGGGAAATAGATATGGAGGGTAGCAAGGAAGAAAGAATAAGACCCATTACAAATATCAGCGTTAAACGGGCAGTATATGAAACCACTATGCGGGAGTTTTACCGCAGGATAGAGGCGGAGCGGAAAGACCGGATCGAAAGGACCGGGGATCCATCTTATACGGAATTTGAGGCCCTGCTGCCCTGGCTGGTAAGTTTTCTGTTGCCAGAAAAAAAGTGCCGGGCCGTAATGGAGTACGACCCGGCGGCAGATAGGATTAAGTTCTTCCAAGAGGATGATCCGGCTGGACAATAATGCGGCAGTTTTGGGGGAGTTTCGCGTAATCTTCAAAATATTCATTCGCTAACAGGAAGAACTCAATAACGGAAATATCTTTATTGCAAGATACTCCCGTCCAGGAAACCGGGTCAAACGTATCATATAGCGACACTCTGGTTTCCATAGGAACATTTTCAAGATACAATGTGTACTTGATCAGACCGCCCATTTTATCACCCCCTTTCCCGCCAAAATTCTACCACATGGCAGAGGTAGGGGCAACAGCGAGGCCCCCGGCACCGTGCCGGGGGTCCTTTGTCATGCTGTGCGGCTGGCCCGGAACGTGGGGGCCATGCTGTACCTGTCCGGCTGGATCCATTCGCCATCCTGGTCAACGTGGATCATGGAGCGGCGGGACCGGCCCAGGTAGTTATAAGAAACGGTTTTCGCTGTGCGCCCGGTGATAAGAATGGTAAAAATGCAATTATAATCACCAATGCTGCGGGTTTTGTATTCCTTGCCAACTTCAAACTGTGCCATTTTCGTTTGCCCCCTTGTTTTTTTCGCCTTACTTTGTTATTATGGGGGCGGGCCGGTGTAAGGCTACCGGCCTGCCCTTGTGGCGGATAGCGGCTTACCTTTGACCGGGGGAGCCGCTATCCTTTTTTATTCGCCCATGATCCGCTTGACGCTTTCGCGGAGTTCTTCGAGCGTTTCGCATTTAGCGATAAGTTCCAGAACCGCACGGAGCAGGGCCATTGTGGTGTTCATTTCGTCCATGTCCTCACTTCCTTTCGTAAAGGGCTGTACCCTTGCCTTACAATAAGAATTATACTACATGATTGCATGAATATCTATTGACAGAATACACAAACATGATTGCATGAACTTTGTGTAAAATGTTCATGGTTTCATGTATGGAAATGTGGTATAGTAATGGCGAGGTGATAAACATGGCAACAAAAGCGCATTTAGAGGGGAACAAGCGGTATCTTGAAAAACTGGACCATTACACCATCCGCTTTCCAGGGGGGGCAAAAGAAAAAATAATGCAACACGCAAAGGAGAGCGGAAAGAGCCTAAACGCCTATATAATCGGGCTGATCGAGGCGGACATGGGCAAACTGTCCGAGGAGTAAAGAAAAGGGGCCGGGACACTTTCGGCCCAGCCTCCAGAGCCGAAACAACAAAATTTTTGATTGCTGGATATTCCAACGGGCCGGAAAACGGAACCGTGGTAATATTAAGAAAAATTTTGATTATTTCGGCGGCTGGAGGAAACCATGAGGGCATACACATTTCACGGAAAAAGAAATATTTGTGGTGATCGCATAAGACTGGCCCGCCTGGCGAAACGCTTTTCACAGTCTGATCTATGCAGACAGTTACAACTAACAGGGATCCCCATGGAGCGGGACAGCATAAGCAGGATTGAGAGCGGCAGCAGGTATGTGGCAGATTATGAAGTTACCACAATAGCGGATATTCTGGACGTTTCCGTGTTGTGGCTGCTGGGGAGAGAGTGAAACCGGCGTGGTATTGCACCGCGCCGGTTTTGTCATGCCAAAAGGAGGCTGCTATGAATTACAAGGGCTATCATCATATCCAGTGGGAGCAACGCCTGAAAATAGAGGGTGCCCTGCGGACAGGGGCGAAACCGGCGGCGATTGCAAAAGAAATAGGCGTCTGTAAAAAAACGATCTATAATGAAATAGCGCGGGGAATGTGCGTACAGCAAACCAGTGAATACGAATTTGTGGAAAGATACTGCGCGGACGTGGCGGAGCGGAAATACCAGGAGAATTTGAGGGCAAAGGGGCCGGACATTAAGCTGGGCAAAGACTTTGCCTTTGTAGAGTACATTGAGGACCAGATCATAAATAAAAAGCGGTCCCCAGGCGCTGCCCTGGCACAGATCCAGATTGACGGGAAAAAGTTTGATACAGAAATCTGCGAAACCACCCTTTACAACTGGATTTATCGCGGGGACATTTTCCTGAACTTGACCGAGGCGGATCTGCTGTATAAAGGGGAGCGGCGGAACGAGGGGCGGAAAGCGGGCGACAATAACCGGGCCAGACCGGCCAAGGGGGACACCATCGAACAGCGCCCGGAGGAGATCAACAGCCGGGAAACTTTCGGAAACTGGGAAATGGACAGCGTTATGGGGTGCAAGGGCAGCAAGGCGGCGCTGGTGGTGCTGACCGAGCGGCTGACCCGTTACCCCGTGATCGTCCGGGTGCCTGATCATACCATGGAAAGCGTGGTCCGGGCGCTGGACCGCATGGAGCGCCGCATGGGGGCAAAGTTCCGGGAGGTTTTCCGGTCTATCACGGTAGATAATGGGTGCGAGTTCCAGGACTGCGAGGGGATGGAGCGATCCAAGCGGGCCAGGAAACCGCGCACAAAGATTTTTTATTGTCACCCATATTCTGCCTATGAGCGGGGCAGCAACGAAAACATGAACCGGATCATAAGACGGTTTTTTCCAAAGGGGACCAACTTTGACAATGTGAGCGCGGCGGAGGTTGCGGAGGTGGAGGAGTGGCTGGCCAACTATCCGCGCCGGATCCTGGAGTGGAAAACGCCGCAAATGCTTTATGACGAATACATGACCGTGGCGGCCTGACCAGCTGAACACGGGAAAACGACCAGGCCGGAACCGCCCAGGGACGCCGGCCAATTCTTTGCGCCATTTTTGCACCGCCAGCGCCGTGGAGGCGCGGAAAATGGGGATCCCACCTGGAGCGGGACCCCCGTTTTTAGGGCCATTAAAAACTTTTTATAATTTTTTGTAATTTAGTCTTGACATTTGGCGCGGCAGGCGTTAATATTAGGTTACACAAGGTCAAGCGACCGAGTGTAACCTAATTTTTTTATACATCACACCGCCGAAAAGTGCGAGGAGGGCCTGAAAAATGACAGTTACCAGCATTAGAGACGCCTGGGCAGAGGTGCAAAAGATTTTCCCCACCCGTTATGAGCATGACGCCAGCCGCAGCGAGCGGGCGGGCTACCCCATTTATTACAGTACCGCCAGCGACGTGAACGCCTGGATCAGCGACCTGGGCAACCGCCTGGAGGTCAACCTGCCGGACGGCAAGAGCGTCAACATCTGGATCCAGGCCCCTGCGGAGGCCGCCACCAGCGACAGCACCAAGGACACCGAGGACAGCGGGAGCGCCACCAAAGAGGAGCGGCGCGAGACGGCAAAGCGGATCCAGCGCCTTGCGTATTTCTACACCGTGGAATATGTCGGTCAGCTGGACAACAAAAAGCGCGAGGACGCCGCCGTGAAAGAAATGCAGGACGACGCAACAGAGGGCGGGGAAATCAAGTGCATGGTGCTGACCGCAGAGAACAACGCCCGCGTTGCGATGGGCAGCATTACGGACTGTATCGCGGCGGTGAATATCCTGGTGAACATGGAGGAGGACGTGGACGACTGGATGATCGCCGGGATCAACGCCATGCTGGACAAGGTGCGGGTGAGCCAGGGGATCCCGTTTGATCTTTCTACCGCCATCTGCGGAGTGCTGGGTGCGCAGTACCGATAAACCCAAAGCCCGCCCCGGAGGTTACGAGGGCAAGAAAGGGGAACGCATGAAACGCGGTATTGAAATGTCGTGGGCATATGACTACAAGGGCCGCCTGGCCCTGCGGATCGAAAAGAAACGCGGCAAGCTGACGCTGGCGGAGATCCAGGACCTGATCATGTATGAGGAGCGCCAGCGGTATTGTGGCCACTATGCCATTATTCTGAACTGCAGCGAGGCCGCCATGGGCGGCGACGACCTGTATCTGGAGGACGGCCAGAAAGGCGACACTGTGGCCCTGTACCAGATCGAGGAGGGGGAAACCTGCCCGGTGTGCGCCGAGAAGTCACCGCCGTTTGAGTATTGCCCCAGCTGTGGGGCGGCCTGGAAAGACATGGACCAGAACGTGGAAAAGCTGATCGCCGCCATGAGGGCGGAGGCGGAACGCGCTATCCGGTCCGACAATGACAACCAGACGCGGGAGGGCAGGCTGGCGTGGTATTGGTCCTATATTGGGGCGCTGGATATGGCCCAGCAGCTGGGCATGATCACGGACAAGCGCCGCCAGGAACTTTATAAGGAAGTCGAGGACCTGAAAAACCTGGCAAATGGAAAGGGGTGAAAATATGGCTGACTATGCTTTTCGGACCCTGGAGGACCGCCAGAAAATTGAAAAGCTGTGGGAGGATGGGCGGACGCCTAAAGAAATTTCCGAAACCACGGGCGTGTCTGTCCATGTGGTTTATAAGGAAATGACCAGGGGGCAGGACGGGACCCGCCTGCCGGACCAGCGCCTGCGGTATAGCGCGGAACTGGCCCAGAGCCGGGTGCAGGCGTCGCTGGAGCGCCGGGGCAAGCGGACCGGGCAGCCCACAAACAGCGGCAAGACGGCGGGAGCCGCCGGGAGATAGGAGGACACCATGGCGAAACAAAAGGAAATCAAGTTCCGGGATCGCGGCGGTTTCCTGGAGGGGCGGCGGGGAAATCTGGTCTTTACCCTTTATGGTGACGCCAGAGAGGCGGACCCGGAGAAAATGACCTATTCCGTTGTAGTCCGGCACAGAGATATTGAAAGCCTGGGCATGAGTACGGCGGGGCACCTCCATTTCAAACTGGACGGCGCCAAAGAGTTCTGCCAGAAGATCGCAACCGGGGAGATTGACCCGGAGGCCCTGCTGGTGGAGTTTGCGGCGGAGGACATGGCCAGGGAGCAGGCCGCCATCCGGGAAGTGACCGAGCGGGCCAAGCAGTTCCACGCCATGCTGGACGCCAAGGGGCTGAAATACCGGGACCTGCTGGAATTGGAGGTCCTGGCGCACAGCCTGGGCGACATGGGCCACAATATCCTGCTGGGGTATGAGCGCGGGGAGGGCTGGCCAAGTGGGACCTGAAAACAGCGGCGGCCCTGTGGCGGCCTATCTTGACGGCCAGCCCGTGGAGATCGGCCAGACCCTGCCGGAGATCACGCCGGACTATTCGGCGGGCGGGGTTTCGGCGGCGGACGCAGCGGAGGCCATGGCCACCGTGTCAAAGGCATGGGCGGACGTGTCCGTAACCATGGAGGTGGCGGCGGAGGGCCTGCGGGCTTTTATGTACTCCCTGGAGTTAGGTATGGCCGTACACCTGGCGCGGATATTTGAGCCGGACCTGGCCCGCCGGTATATCCACACAAAGAAAAAGCGGACCCGCAAGAAATACGAAAAGCGGATCATGGCCTGGTTTCGGGAGGTGCTGGGGTAAATGTTCAGACTGAAAGCAAACAAAACCAGCCTTTACAAGCTGGTAGGCACCTATGAGGCCCTGCCGCCAATGCGACGGGTGACAATCACCAAAGCGCCCCGGACGCCGGACTGGTGGCTGGAGTGGGCGGACGGCGGCGGCCTGTGGTGCAAGGCGTTTTTCTCCACCTGCATGGGAAAGCCCATGCTGTCCATTGAAAAAAAGGAGTTCGGCGGGCCGCAGGTTTCCCGCGTGGTCCACGACCTGGACACCAAGGACCTGCTGGAGCGGGGCATGGTGGAGGAGTTCACCACGGCGGCGGAGCGCCGCCGGGCGGAGAGGAGGGCGGCCTGTGGCACGGTGTAAATTTTGCGGACAGGAAATTGACTGGATCACCAGCCTGGAGGGCAAGCAGGTCCCTGTGGACCCGGATCCCGTTTTCGTGATCGAGGACGACGGCCCGGAGGCGTTCCTGGACGATATGGGCGCAACCATCACCGGGCGCCAGGCCGGGCCGGAGGAGGAGCGCCGGGACCTCCCCGTGGCCTTTGTGCCCCACCGGCGGACCTGCCCGTGGGCGGACAAGCCAACCCAGCGCCGGGTGGAAAGGGGTGGCAGCTATGGCGGACTTGCTCCAGCTACCTGATCGGCGGTACAGCGTGATCTATGCGGATCCGCCGTGGTCATATCGCCAGTGTGGCGCAACGGACAAGAGCAGGGGCAACGCGGTGAAACATTACCAGACCATGACCACCGCCGAGATCTGCGCCATGCCGGTCCCCTCCATCTGCGCGGAGGGTGCGGCCTGTTTTATGTGGGCCACGTTCCCAAATATCGCGGAGGCCATCAAGGTCATGGAGGCGTGGGGGTTTCGCTATGTCACCGCCGCTTTTGTATGGGTCAAAAAGAACCGCAGGAACGGCGGGAATTTTTGGGGCATGGGTGCCTATACCCGCGCCAATGCGGAGGTGTGCCTGCTGGGGATTGCTCCAGGCTTTAAGGCAAAGGAGCGGATCCAAAGTCACCGGGTACACCAGATCATAGAGGCCCCTTTTCAGGGGCACAGCAAAAAGCCGGACGAAACGCGGCAGCGGATCGTGGACCTGCTGGGCGACGTGCCCCGCATTGAACTATTTGCCCGCCAGCGGGCGGACGGCTGGGACGCCTGGGGAAACGAGGCACCGGAGGAATAGGAAAAATGGCGGAGATCATCAACCTGGACGACTACCGGCCAGACTGCCGGAATTGCCTATACCACACGGACCGGGGCGGCGGTGCGTGTACCTATCCGGGCGGATGGGAGTGGGACACGCAGTACAACAGGTGCGCCACGTTTCGCTGGAGAAATGGCCGCCCAGGAAAGAAAGGAGATCAACATGGAACAGATAGCAAGGGACCCACGGGCGGATTTTCTGGCGGTGTATAGAAACACCATAGGCCGGAACGGAAAGGACGCCCTGGAGTATTGGCTGGAGAATGAAACGGACTTTTTCACGGCCCCGGCCTCCACCAATAAGCACCTGGCACAGCCGGGCGGCCTGGTGATCCATAGCCTGAACGTGTGGCGCCGCCTGCGGGAAATCACCGTCCGGGACCTGACGGACCGGGACGCGCCGGGGGTGCGCCATCTTTCGGAGGCGGAGGAGGAAACCGTGGCGCTCCTGGGCCTGCTGCATGACGTGTGCAAGGCGGACGTATACCACCAGACGGACCCATTCAAGGCAGCAATGGAGGGAAAACTGGCCACCATGGCCCCGTATGAGTTCCGGGACACTTTCCCGCTGGGCCACGGGGAGAAAAGCCTGTTTCTGATCACCCGCCACATGGCGCTGACCGAGGAGGAGGCCCTGGCCATCCGGTGGCACATGGGGGCCTATGACGACGCGGTGAA